CGAACCTAATGCGATAGGTTCGAAATATTGTTTAATTTCGCATTTAAATTGAGTTAAATTAAATTCAGGAATTTTTGAATGTCCATCAAAAACAAGAGTTAAACAATCTTGTTCTTGAAGTTGTGGTGATAAAGAATCTAACATTCTCTGTAGAGTTATTCTGCCTACAGTTGCAATTAATACTTGTAACGACACCATTTTATTTATAGTATAAAATCTTTTTTATTAGTTTTTTAGCGTTACTTTTTACCTAATTAAAATATCTAAAAAATTATTATTATATATTTAGGTCTCTAGTTGGAGTACGCTAGACCACCCATACCACTCATTACACGGAGCACGTTGTAGTTTAGAGCGTATACGCGTACTTGGGCAGTGTTGGAGCCGAGTACCGTGTTTAGAGATACCGTTAGTTGTAGAGTGGCTTTGTCAATACGAGAAAAGTTGCATGAGCCAGAAGGTTGGTGTTCTTCAGGACGTAGAGCGAAGGAGTATACGTTAATACCCGTAGACGGCGTACGGGTGTGGTGTTGGTAGGGTTGTACCGTACCGAAGTAAGAACCTTCACGTTCCGTGAAACGATCTTGGCCGTTGAGTTGTAGTTTGCATACTTCTACGGGGTTCTTGCCTTCGCAACGTACACCTGAAGCAAGAATTACTTTGGCGAGTAGGTAGTTCACGCCTGAATCAAACGCATCAGAAGCACCAGCACCGCCACTATTCGCTAGATCGGCAACTAGCGGAACAGTTACACCCACGCCTTGTAAATTGTTACTGCCTACTACGTTTACACCAAGACCGATAGAAGGACCAGTCGTAGTTGCACCAGCAGTTCCAGATGAAGGGTTGGCGCCAGCACGAGATAGTAGAGACATAATGATACCTTCCGTTGAGAAGTCATCAGAGTAGTTAAAGGGTTGTTGACCACCTACAGCACCTAGCCATGAAGGGAAAGAGCAGTCAACGAAGGAATCGCGTTGTACTACCCATAGGAGTTCCTTTACAGGGTGGTTAAAGTTGAGCTGTATTTTGTTGGATGAAGACGTAATAGATTCCGCCCCCGTGTATTGTACTTGTTCAATTAGGTATTCGTGAGATTGTTGGGCAAAACGACGACGTTCTTCCGTGTCTAGGTATACGTAATCTACATATACGGACGCAGCCGCTAGAGATTGGGCCGTAGGGCGTTGAGGAGTACCGTCATCTCTTTGGGCATATACGCAATTTTCCCAGGTTTCGAAGTCCACGTTTAGGCGTACTTCGTGGTATTGTAGAGCAATTAGAGGAATCGCTAGACCAGGGTTACGGCAGAACCAGAATTGGAGAGGTACATATAGCGTCTTGGCAGGCGTGCCAGAGCGAGATACGCAAGATTGGGTTACTTCAGATGAAGAGCAAGTCGCATCAAGAGCAACTCCGGCAGACGTTTTGAGTAGAGTTAGATCGTGGGTGTTACCTACTAGAGAATCTAGGGCAGGTACTTGGCCAAGTTCCGTAGATAGCTGGGTCCAGATTTGCATCCAATCACCATATTGACGATCAATACGTTGACCACCAATTTCAAGTTCTACTTGTTTGAGTAGACGGTGACCTACATAGTTTAGCCAACGGAATCCAGTTACGCTGGCACCAAGTTGAGTAGCGGTCGATACGTCAATGGCAGGTAGTACTACTTGTACATACGTGCGGAACATTAGATCCGCATTACGATTGATTACGGCAGTTACACGTTTATTGAAGTCAGCTTGGCCGTTGAAAGTTACTTCAATAGATTCCATCGCAAAGTTCGTATGGCGTTTGTATAGGATTTTCCAGAAGGTAATTTGAGGATTGCCCGTTAAGTATACGTCTTGAGCACCATACGCAACAATTTGATGTAAACCACCACCCATTTTTGTTTATAATTAACAGAGAGAAAAAAATATATGCAAAAAATAAATGTTCTGGTATTTTCCGACGACGAATACTTTATTAAATACTTTTCTAAGATCCATACTTTTCTTTGTCATATTGGTATTTGGTTTTAAATGGACTTATTTAAATGCATATTGGTTTGCGATTGCTCATGATGCTATTTCTCTTTCTCTAATGCCCCGTTGATCCAAACCCACCTTCACCGCGATTATCAGGAGGTCGAGGTAAATCTTCAACAGAATTTACAATACGTATTTCATTCCAAGGTAAGAAATCGTGTTGACATAATTGAAAGTATCGTGCATTTGTAATATTATAATCATCTCTTGAATCTAAAACATCTACTGGAGCTTTAACTTCACCTCTATATCCAGCATCAATTAATCCTAGAGAATTAGCCATACGAAATGGAGTTTTTGATAATGATGATCTAGGTAAAAGAAGACAAGGCACAGGACTATTATGTTTTACAGCTGCAACTTTAATACCTAAATTAAATACATGCATAGATCTGTATTGAGGAATATGGTCTTTTAGAATAGGAATATTAAATCCTGAATCTGTATATCTATGTTCGTTAACTTGATTATGTAAAAGAGTTTTTAGATCAGAATTTTCGGCATAAATC